TGGAAACAAGCTCGAACTTAAATCCCGGTGGTAACACGATTCCAGCACTTTTGTCTTGTCGGACATTCTTTACCAGGCTATTTGCCCATGCTAACAATCTTGAACCTTCGGGATCATCTGGATTATACAAGTCAACACCTTCTGGTGGTGTGACCATCGGTATACCAGCGAGATCTCTTTCTATCCCAATCCCTTCAAATTCCTGAATCCCTTTTTTAAAGTACCAGGAACGATAAGCATTTCTGAGGATGCTTCGTCCTTCTGGATTTCCTTTTCTGGATCTGGTTCTGAAATGGATTGCCTTTTCCAGTGGAATCGTATAAAGCCCAAAGTTTGGCGGTGGCATTTGGGTCATGCCGATAAGATTATCTTCATTGTCATACTCCCACTTATACAGAGAATCCTGTGATCGGATAGGAAGCTTTCTCCACCCGATTAAACCATCATCATATTTGCTGTTCGTCTTAGGATTTGCTGTCCGCCCTGATCTTCTCTTATATACGATCTCATGATACGACCAGCCGTATGTAAGGAATGATAGGATTTCAGATACTGTGTCAGTCCATGTGTCCTGCATATCATCCATGCAAGACTCAACGAACTCCGCTGCCTCTATATCCTTTTGATCGTCTCCCTGTGGCTCTACGGAAAACTGTGCCTGTCTAAGCAATGTATCCAACGCAAATATGATCGCTCCGATTACATCATCGTTAGACTCCATTTCCGTATATACCTTTACTCCTCGTTGACCTCTCAACTCTGGGAGAAATTCTTCGTAAAAGCTACCGCCCCACCGATTTTGACCGATGCGACCTATTTCATCATACAATGTTGTTCCTCCTTCCTGTCCTATGTCCAGTAACTATCTCGTGTATCAGGTAAACTACTTGGTGCTGTGATCGTATTACCTGATTCTAATTCTGTAAACGCTGAGCTAGATGCGTCTACCATATCTTTAAATTTTGACTGTGGAAAATTTTCGCACTCATTGAAATATTCTTCATTCCAAGGTGCTACTAATATATCAACATTTCCTTTATCCATGCCTTCAAGTCCTAACCACTGTGCCGAAAATGGTTCCGCTCTCGTAATCTTATCTCCGGATTCAGGAATACACTTAACAATGAACCCAGCCAAGAATTTTAAAAAACTCTGTGCTTGTGCTTTTCCAGCCTGTCCAGGATCCTGTGGAAGTCTTGTAACTACTCTTCCGTATTTTGTTCTATCCGATATGCAAGTCTGTCTTATTATCTCTCGAACATCTGACGAGCTTAATCGACGATTAATAACATCAGCAACAATATATCGTCCATTTTTTCTCTTGCCAATCAGTACACTTGCTGTATATGCTGGATCTCCATTTTCATCTTCGGATGTAGCTGCAAGATCCCAAGCTCTTGCCCACTTTATAACATCTAATGGCATTTCTTCTAGCATATTTGCTTTTTCTCGCTTGAACATTAAGCCGGCGGCAGCTTTAATCTTCCAGTTCCCATATAACAAGCGTTCTCTTTGTACTAGAGCCATCGCTTGTAAATTGGCTAAGTACCCTGGGTCATTCTTCATCAGAATTTTATTATCATGTAGTGTGCTTGAAATAAACGTTACGCTCTTTGGCATAGTCTCTGCCTGCTTCTGCTTGACTCCATTTTCAATTGCTCCTTGTACAGCCTCTTCCCTACTATCAAACCATGTAACAGCTTCATTTATTCGTACCATCCATCGAATTACTCCTGATCTTTCTGGTATTGGATAACCTGTTTCCTGATCTATCCACCAAGAAATAAAATCAGCTACCCAGGAATCCGCATCTGGATTGCAAGTAGCTCGTACATATGGTTTTATTCCAGAATCTGTACGGTTTCTTGATAACATATAAAAAAACTGATACTCGCTAAAATGTGTCAGCTCATCAAACCCTATCATTGTAAGCTGTGAACCTTGCCAGTTATCACAATCTTCATCACGTCCTAGGTGTGCAAAATTGACCGATGCTCCTTTTCTGAATACCCAATGTAATTTAGGTGTCTTTAACGAACTTGCACCTTTCACATAGCGATAAATCTTTCTTGAACTATCCCATAGACCTCCTGGAGATGTTACCTGGGTGTAATCACGTCGAAAGATCGTTGCGTTGTAATCGGAATTATTCATATGCCTAAGAGGTTCTAAAAGCAATCCGTATGTTTTACCACCACCAGCAGCTCCGCCATAAATACAAATATCAGCGGATGTTGCAAGGAATTTTTCTTGAGGCCCTTCCTGTGGTTTAATAATAATTTTTTCATGTTTCATTATTATCACGTCCATTCTCCGGTAAATATATTTGTACATCATTCTCTTCTGTTCCATCAATAATAGGATCTGGCTTATCTTGCCATCTATCTCTTTGTCTGTTTTTCAGCCAAAAGCACTGAGCTCCCACACTTGGTTGTATGTGCTTAATAGTTTTTTCAACACGTATTGGTTTGACGCTCCCATCCGTGTTGTATTCTACAATTTTCTTTTCCTCTGTGTATTCATAACCAGTAGCCATCTTATATAAACTTCTGATTACCTTTGCATCTGATACTCCTTTTCCTTCAGACAATGCCTTACCAAAAGATTCGTGATCTTTAGCCCAGCGGAGTATGGTTCGCTCCGAAATATTCATTGCTTCTGCAATTTCTTTATTTGTTGCACCCATAGCAGCCAAAGACCAAGCCCAGTCGTCATGATAAGCGGCATTGTACTTTGTCCTTGCTGCCATACATTATTTGCCACTAAGGTAGTCAGCACATAAAAACTCGATAAGCTGCCACCTATTCTTACTTGTAATAGTCCCTTTTTTCTCCGCTTTTTTAATTGCCTGTTGAATAACATTTGCTGCTTCTCCTGGTATAGCGTTACTTCCGAAAAGCTTTGCTAAATATGTCCATTCTTCGTTTTCATCGTATCCGACATTATCCATTTTTTCGTTTACACTTTGCACCATCGAATGAATTGCAGCACCTACATTTCGAATATCAGAAAACTTTTGATACTTACTTAGTGTTTCTGTAAATTCCTTACATTGTTCATAAGTAGCTACTCCAATAATCTCCGGTGCCGCTGTTTCCAAATTCTTGATCAATGCATCAAGATCTTTTATTTGATGTGGTAAGAAAGAAAATACAACTGTCTTAAAATCAAACTCTATTGCTGGAGAAGCCATTTTATCGTATTCTTCTAACGGCTCTTCCAGGATATCCTTACTGATAAAGCTTTCAATCATATCATCTACATCATCAATCATTTTTACAATTTCTCTTAATGTGCTGTCATCATCAAACCCTGAAATTGCATTATGTGCCAACTGTTTTGCAGCAATTTTACTTCTTGTAAGACCACTGACATCTAATATTGCAATTATTTCCTTCATTCCAGCTGCTCTAGCACTTTTAACTCTATGATGTCCAGAAATGATTTCGATCTGATTTTCAACTAAACAAAAAAACGGAAGACTTTCCAACTGTCCTCTGTTCTTAATATTTGCAGTCAATTGGTCTTGCATTTCATTTTTCATGATCCTTGCATTGATATCTTGTTCCTTAACTTTATCAAGAGGAACTTTCGCAATAATTAATCCTGAACCCATATCGTAGATCATTTCATATTTTTTGCTCTGTTCTTCTGCCATTGTCTTTCCCTCCTCAACCATTCTTTCAGCGTTTCCTCTTCTGTTCGATCTGTTATTTCCGCTTCATAAGTCAACTTAAATCCATTATTCTTATCAGCCTGTCTATTTACTAATTTCATAATTCCTCTGACTTCTTTGTTCTCTGGATATTTCGTAAGCATTGCTGTCCGTACCTTTGTAACTTTCTCTCTTTCCAGATCGTCAAGAATTGTATTTATAAAATTCTGATTTTGTGCCAGCATATACAATAGTCTACCAAGCCTATACGTCATGTGTGGAACCTTCATAACGTACCATATGAATAAAGATGTTGCTTGCATTTTTGAAATCCAAAATACACCAGCTATCATGCCATCAATCAGAACAGCTCTATTGAATGTTGCAGATGATCCAACAAAGTTATGTGTCCAAAGCTGTCTGTAATACTGAGCTTCCGCAGATTTAATTGAAATAATCTGTATCTTGCTATTTTCCGTTATTTCGTAATCTCTGGGCAACATACTGCATTCCAAAGGCTCTAGTTTGCTTTCAGAAGGACGTTTTATCTTCTTTCCATTAGCAAGCATCGTTGCCTCTTCTTCTCTATTCGTTGTTATATATGCGTTTAAATCTGCTCGTGTGCTTGATCTTGCATATATCGTATACCCAACAGCTTCTCCAGGCTTCTTTTCCTGATAACAAATTACCAACGCTTTACGTCCCATGCACATATCATAGAACTTTTTGTGTCCAGTTTCCGGATCAAACAATTCATACTCCGGTTCTTTCCATACCATTTTCCCTTGCGTATCATAATATTTCTCATAACCTGAAAAATAAGTCGGTGGATTTGCGATCACTATTGCATGTGGATCATCCAAGACCTCATCGAGATGTTTCCACATATCCATAGGGCGATAGCTCATACCATGCAATAGATTTTTTGTTGTTTCTATCTGCTGATTTATGCTTGCAATATGTTCTTCTCTTCTCAACTTAAGATCCATCAAAATATTATAGAAATATTCATTTCCAGCATTTTTTGACGTTCTTAAATATAACTGAGCATATAGTGCTGTAGCTGGATCAAGAAGTTCTTCATCCGTAAACCCTTGTGCGTGAATTTCTAATGGTTCTAACGATTGTTCCGTTATAGCATATCCAAGAACAGACGGCATCATTGCCACATCGCTACACTCTATTTGACTCGGTTTAAAACCATTCTGTACCGCCAGATTTGACATGGCAAATGTTCCAGCACATGGCTCTACAAATCGTGTGTAGCCATTCTTTGCAGCTGTTTCAATCAGCTTTACCAGAAACTTTTGTTCCGATGTTCCCAAACATCCCAAGAACATTGCTCCTGGATCCATAAAAAATGCCATTGTTTTTCTCCTTCCTTATTTCTGGACATAAAAATAAGGCATTGCACCCATTTCTGAATACAATGCCGTTGTTTTTGGACCGGAATCCTGAAATGAACCAGGATCTCTTTCATGGACTGAAAGTATGTTACTTTACACCAATTCCGGATATTATATTAAATCCCTGTTGCTCCCAACATGTCAAACAAGTTCATTTGTTCAAATCCTTCGTTTGTTTCTTTTACTTTTTCAACAGGTTTCTTATCTTCTTTTGTTTTTCTCTTTCCTTTTGGTTGGTTAGGATCATATAATTCTTCAATTATTTCTCCTGTTTTTTCTGCCCACCACTGAGCAAATACAGTTCTATGACACCAATCTGACGGTATTCTTATGTCTTCAAAACATAAAAGCACTAATTCTTTACCCTCTGATCTGGCTCTTTCTTCAAGTCTTTCTACCATGTCAATAATTCTATCATTTCCAATATCAGCTAATTTCTTATAATATGCTGGAGTAAATCTTTCCAGATCCATACTTAACATATAGCCTTTCGGTGCCAGAGAGTAACACTGCTCCCTTACCTTATATCCTAAAGGAAATCTTGGCTTCCCAATGCTGATCCCTACCGGATAATACTTTTTGTCATTTAATAGCTCCTTGTTACTATATCTGCTTGTCCAAATTGCCATTTTGCCACTCCTTTTCTCTAATTAATTGTGTGTTTTTATATAATATATTATACTATATATACTCTCTTGTGTACACTGAAATAAAAAGATTTAACCGATTGTTTATATTTCCTCATTCAGAAAAAATATAAACAACTGGCTCTTTTTAGGGGTGACATATGGTTTATTAACTGATACCATATTAACACGTACATTTTCTACAAGTCTACCTACTTTTTTTCTACCTACCTTTTTTCTACGATAAATAGTTCAAAATTTTTATATCCCAAGTAAGTAAACTGCTACGATTTTACACGCTATTCCAATATCTTTATATACTGTTTTGTCACTCACTTTTTCTACTTTCGCAATTTCCTGTACAGTGTACTTTTTCTCATCGAGATATAGCATACTTAATTCTCTGTATCTTCTTTTCGCTTCGTCACTTCCTGTCAGTTCGCATTCATTTTTATACATTTCAGTTGCTTTTTCAATGCGATACACACAATATCTATCCTCTTGCCTACGTCTTTCCATGTCTTTAATTGTCTTATCAGATTTTCCAGCCACCTCTCTTGCATTTCCCATGAGATCTTCAATGAACTTCCATCTCAATTCCGTTTTCTCTTCTTCTGTAAACTCTTCTTCATCTTCCAATGTTGCCTTGATGCGTCTATATGAACTAAGCATTTTTTTAGTCTGCTTTACTTTATCCGCATCTCTGGCTCTTTTTCTTTCATCTTTCTGTCTTTCTTTTCTATGTACTTTTAATGCTTCTTTAGCACCTATTGCAGCAATCTCATTAATTTGCTCTTGTGTAAGTACATACATTGGTGCTCTTTGATTTACTTCTTTTTTTAACTGTTTTGTTCCCATTTGCCGCCTCCTTGACTTTATATACCCTATGAGCTATAATTTCATTATCTATTTTGGTCGTTTCTTAGGAAGCGGCTTTTTTATTTATTCATCCCACTGCAATTTCTGACCGCAATCAGGACAGTATTTCGTTTTTCTTTCGATTGGAATGTCATGGTATCCATCCCCAAGGTCTCTTGAGAACTCATATCCGCATACACACTTTGTATCCTCCCATTGTTTGAACTTAATCTTGTGTGGCTTCTGTTTTTCTCGTGCCTCTCTGCACTCTTTAGGTGTTCCTAATGTTTTATAATACTCCAACAAAGAATAATCCACCTGATCACTCTTACTATCTTTCATTGCTTTGACTTCCTCTGGTGTCAATTCTGTATCTTTATAACGTGCCAGATCATACATTGCCTTATTGATAAGGTTCTTATTTCTGATAACTGCTACTCCGCAGCTGTATTCTGTTAATCTCTCCATATTCCTTCCTCCGTTTCATTTAACTTCTTAATATTTACTAAATTATTAAACCTATGTAACGTCCCATCAATGACGTATTTTTCTATTTCTTCATACAAGGCATTTATTGTTGTATCTGCCATTTCTTGAAAGTTGCATCCTAGTGACAAATCTTCTAATTTGCATATCTCACAACAACCATGTATATTACAATAGTTATACAATTCTGTTATTTTTTCTGCTCTTGTCATATTATTTTCACTCCGTTATTTGATAAAAACAATCCACCTTGTTTTACCTCTCCGATCTCCTAACAATGGTTTACGATCAAATTGTTCTAATACTTTTTTCAATGGTATCTGATCTTCATTCCACTTAAATACGAGTAATCCGTCAGGTTCTAATACTCTCATACATTCATTGAATCCCTGTTTCAGATATGTTGGCCAATCTTTCGGAAGTATTCCATATTTCTTAGCCAACCAGCTTCCAGTTCCAGCATGTGCTAAATGAGGTGGATCAAATACGACTACCTTGAAGCTATTATCTTCGTACTCCATGTTACGAAAATCCATTCTTATGTCTGGCTTGATAAGTAAATGCCTTCCATCACACAATGTAGTTTCAAGCTCTCTGTTGTCTTGATATAGCACTTCTGGATTCTTTTTGTCAAAGTAAAACATTCTGCTGCCGCAACATGCATCAAGTATCCTTTTTTTTGCCGGATCTCTTTTAAAAACTATTCTGAAGCACGCATCAAGTCCAACTTCTGGCATATATGCAAAGCTGTAGGGGTATTTATTACATTCAACATAACATTCACAAGCATTGCATCTTTTTGTCTTGCAAAATTCAATTAACGCTTCCGCTTTTTCTTCTCTTGTCGTAGAGCCTCCTCGTACATATCAAAATCTACACATAATTCACATTCGAGTGTAGAATATTTATGTCTGCAATTTCTACATTCTTGGTATAAATTTTCTTCCTCCCATTTTTCAGTGTAATATCTTCTGTTTTTTTTGCGTTGATTATTCATTCTCTACCTCCACTGGCACATAATCTAACGGAGATCGCCATACCCAGCCCCATGTATCATCGTAAATAAGAAATTCCGTACACTCGAATTTATCTTTCTGGACAGCAAACACTGTATATACCTTACCTGTTGCTTTCTTCTTTACTTTAAACATAATTAACGCCTTTCTATATCAGTGAAAAATAATAAGCCGAAAGTATCATACATGCCCAAAATGCTGTATTTAATTTAAGTGCTGTAAATGGCTTTCTTTTACGTTCATATATTTTTGATGCAATTATAGATATAATTCCTACCATGAAAAACGCATAAGCCAATATTTTGTTATAGATCATAGATCATCCCTCTCTTTCGCTGCCTGACATAAAGTCATTACTGTTGCACCAGCTACTGATCCAATGAATAATCCGCTTAAAAATCCTACGATCATAGATTAACCCTCCATCATATTTTCAAACCTGTATGTTTGCTTTGCATCAGGATATTTTTCGTGATCTACTTCACTCATAAACATCTGTAATGGTCTTGCATAGATTCTTTGCATTTCTTTTGTGGCAGCATATACCACAAGCAATTCATTTGTCTCTGTATGGCGAGCAACATTAAGGACAACATATAAGTTCCCTTTAAAGTGTTTGTACACTTCGTAAGGTTTCGGCATGTGTCGTCCATTTAACGTCTTTGCTACACTCTCTATTTTTTCTATTGTCTTTCCCATGTTCTGTAACCTCCTTTATTCCACCTTGTTAGTCGTCACTCCACATATTTAATAAACCGTCAATGTCTCTTTCTAATTCGCAATAATCATCTTCGATTTTGCTTCTTAAAATTTCATATAAAGCATTTATGCTTGTTAAACACAACATATTTTCTTGATATATTACATAATTTGGCGTTATTCCATCATCTTTGTATAAACATTCAAATGCGATAACGTATATTTTATCTATGTCATTTACATCTATTGATTCCTCACTTTCTCCATATACTTTTTTATAAATTCTTTTGTAAAATCTTACTAGGATTCCTGCCGCTTCTTCATCGTTTATGCAATTATCACTGATTCTTTCTGGATTGCTCATAATTGTATAAATAGCTGCCTTTTTGCATGCGTCCTTGAATTGCGTCTTTGTAATCACGTTCCCACTCCTTTACTTCATCATGCTTCTCCGTGAACTTCTGATATATTCTGTATCTCCATTTCTCTTCCTCCTACATTCTTATTTGTTATCCAACTGTTCTTTCGCTAACTTGAAAGCCAGCATGTACAAGTCAAGTATTCCTGTCGATCTCTTACCAAAATCTTCAATAAATTCAAAAATGTCTGAATCAATCTCTGAAAGCTTTTCATATCCATAGTATCCAATTCCTCTTTCTTCTGTAAAATCACTAAAGACATCTTCTAAAAAATCTTCGACTATATCTTCTTCTGACATAAACTCATCTTGATCATCTATAACCTCATCATAGAGATCATAAGTTTTTAAATACTCTATGACATCATTTTGAGCCTTTTCCTGATCATACAAAAAAAATGGTCTATTATGGCTGATTACTTTCCCCTCGAAATATCCGATATTATCTACGAAGTCCTCGAACTTATCCCAACACATATTGCAATAATTTGCTGCAATTAGCTCTCCAAGATCGCCAGAAATATGCAATTTATAAAAATCTTCTTCAAATAAAAATCTAATTCTGTAATATGAGCTATTAGGTTTTTGAAAATCTAAAATCTTTATGTTTCCGAAATCCGTAAATGTTGCTTTATGGCCCTTGAAATTTTCTTTTTGTCTTTCTAAATTCATAAGCGGCACCACCTTTCAAATTCAGGGCTAAGGATATCCTCTGTTGTAAAACCATCCTCTCGTTCTACTTCTTCGACTTGTTTGGCTGATAGCCCAAAAACATTAATCAACACCCAACTCTGTTCATGCATATGTCCTTTGTTGTCTAAATTCTCAGGGTATTTGCGATATTCAGCACAACTTTTTGCATATCGTATCTGATATTTAATTCTTTCTTCATTCCAAGTTTTTAAGATATTACTGTTAATCATTTGTTTCCTCCTCGCAATCTACATCGAACAAATATTTCAAGATTCTTTCTTTTCCTACCGCCTCAATGGCGTTATAGGCAATTTCTCTTGATGTAAAATACGTTGTTGATTCTTCTTGTAAAAAGTATGCATCAGTTGTTACAATCTTCTTTCTCTCATTGTCAAACACAATACTGTAATGCTGATAAGTTCCTTCTCTATCCCATTTTTCTCTTAATGTTTCATTATGTTCTAATGCATATCTTTCCAATTCTGTTTTTACTCGTGCTCTTTCTAATGCGATTTCTGCTTCCTCTCTAGTCTTAAATGCATTTCCTATATCAAATCTATCTATATCCACCTCTAGACCTTCCCAACTATCCTCTGTCGCACAATTATATCCATCTATATAGTAATATATCTCTCGATCTTCTGGTTCCCACACACGACTTTCCTTGTTTGCTTTTTCTAACAGCTTTTTGAACTGTTCTCTTTCTCCCTCGGTTAAATTATTTAAATTTACTGTAATCTGTTCGTTCATTCTCATACCTCCTATTTACTGCTCAAAGTATCCCTTGACTCTGCCCTGATCGTCACACTCTACAATATGACAAACTCCGTCAAAGAACCATTCTTTCAGCTTTTCTCGCTCTCTTCTGTTGTCCATGATCACATCCCACATATATTCGAGAAGCTCTGTTTTTGTTTCTTCATTTCCTCTTACTTTCTTCCAGATATAATCCTTAGACTCTTCGTCCGAAATTACAAAGCCCTCATGCTCATAGCCCGCTACCATCATAGTTGTTCACGCTCCTTCCAGATGTCATTAGCTTCTTTCTCACAATTCCTTTCAATGTAGTAATCGAATAAAAACTCCTTCTGTGCTTTTGTATAATCCTTGCTTGAATCTTTTGTTGCAATTGCAATGCCCTGTGATGGATTATTAAGAAGTACCCAACCTTCTTTTGTCAATACATCCCCAGCTTCATAAAGTCTTGGCAGCTTTGAGTATTCTTCTTCTGTTTTTACCTTGCTTTCCAAATATTCATAAGCCCATTTCTGATGATCTCCCCATTTTACCGCATGGAATTTTCCGTTTGGTTCTAACCATCCATAATCTTCAGTTGTATGTTCCTCTGTATCAAGCATTCTTTTCATATAACTATCTAACTCTCTTGATACTACCGGCTGTGGGTCTGTAATCTCTTCATCAAGTTCATCAGCAATTCTCTTTTTTAGATATCTAGAAATCATTTTCATTGCAACGTCCCAACGCCTTTTATATTGTTCTAATTCATCTTTGACTTTCTTTTGCTCTCCCACAATATCCCATACATTCATATATTCTGGCATTTTTTCTTCGCTTCCAGGTCCATATATCTCCAGATGGTAAGAATCTTCTCTTGTGCTGCCTTTTAACGCTGCACGTCCAAGCAAAAGATCTTCCGCATGCCTTCTGATCTGGTCTTTGGTTTCATCAGTTCCACTCATGCAACCGTTTAACAGCTCTATGCACTTGTCGTATCCCTTGCCCTCTACATAAAACCATTCTCTAGCAAGTGATGTAAGATATTCTCCCTCAATATCAAATTGTAATACTCCTTGTTTCTCCATTAACTGTGTACCTTTCCTTTCTATACTACCCAGACAACTTAATTTTCTATCCGATCTATGAAAAGATTTATCTGATCGCTTATTCTCTTTATTTCGCCCGATTCTATAAATTATTTATTTGATTGATCCTATGTATGATTTTGTAATTCCGTTCGTGAAATTTAATAATTGTAATGATCAAATCTTGAGTTTATGCAAATTCACAAGACATCGAAAAAATATGTTTACAGTTTCCTTTTTTTGATAGTTTACAAATAACTTGTTAATAGTTTCTTAGGATCCAGATCTATCGGATAGAAAATTAAGCTGTCCGGCTAACGCTGTTATGAGAAGTAACCTCCTGTTCCTACATAAGTCCAGTTTGCTTTTCCGAATCTCTCTTTCTTCTGGAATCTTCGGTTTTCTCTCTTGATCTCTTCCATAACTTCATAGAAGTAATCGTTTTCCCAGTTTTTGAAAGTATCCTTGACAACTCCTATCTGCTTTGCCATATCTTCATGTGAAATATTGTGCTGTATCCGATACTTTACAAATTCTTTCTTTTGTTCAACCGTGAACATTAATCGCCTGTCTTTTTTCTTAGTTCCACTTGACCAGCTGCTTACCGCACTGGTTGAGACTCCAAACATTTCCGCAACAACTGACATTTTCATACCACTCTTGTACGCTTCTACAACCTTCTGCTTGAATTCTTCTGTATAAAGCTTAAATCCCATAGCCTAGCCCTCCTTGTTGTATTCATCATCGAATATGGACATTTGTTCAGCATTTGCCACAGGTTTTACCATGTATTCCCCTTTCTCTGTATCAAAGTACAGCTCATGCTCCCCAAGGTAATTCATACCTTTTTCTTTCTCTTCGAACTGCATTTTCGTTTTAATCTCATGCTCGAACTTTGGATGATATACCAATCTGGTTTCAGGTTTTCCCTCGCCCTGATCTCCATTCACGATATATTCTGGGATCAAACCTACAGAAATATTTAAGCTGATTTTTCCGTCGTAACTTCCTTTTGAGATCATGTTATCAAGCAAATATTGAATTGATTTATCAATGTCTGCTCGCATCATGATAAATATATCGTCTGTGATATGTATTGTTTCTTTCTCCATTTCCATTTTTACACCTCTCTTATTTTCACTTCTACTCTTGGCTGGTCTGAAAAAAACTTCTTGATCGAACAGTTAACGATCTGCGAATCATCGTGATATGCAATCCCATTCAACGGATCGGCTATGATCTTTACGATGTTATCCATATCTGGCTTTTTCGTTGGTCGGATCATATTGTCTAATTTCATCTGCTTCTTTTTCTTACTGTCACTTTTTGCAATCTGATAGTATGCCGTGATCTCCATTTCGATCATTGCATCATCAGGAAACTTTTGATTGTTGCACTGTCTGCAATACTCCATTTTTACCCATGTTTCATAATTTACCGTTTTCTTTGGAGTATATGCACTTCTCGTGTATGAATTAAATTTAGGTCTTCCTTTTCCTGTCGGCTCTCCTAACACTGTAAAACTTACGCTGTCCATTTCTATCTCCTTATTTCGTTATGCTTGCGTTTTCTTCATCCAGTCTAATCTTCAAGTAATAATCAACTGTTTTCCCTGTTTCTGTTCGTTTCTTCTTGACCTGTGATACTGTGTATCCGTTTTTAATCAGGATCTGTGCTACATCCAGTCTGTCTTGCTGGTTATAGATTTTGATTAACATTTCTTTCTCTTCCATATGGTTTACTCCTTTTTTAACTGTTAACTGCTTTCAAATTGTTTCTTTAGTAACCGCTGCTCTAGATCGTCAAAGTCGTAATCTCGCTGGGTAAAATTATGTATTCCATTATCTTTCTGACTCTTGATCTGCTGTTGTTTCATTCCAGCCTTCTCCTCGGCTAATACCTTGGATGATCCCAAGTAATCTGTAAAGGGTGTGCTGTCCGATAAAAAGGACTTGCCATACTTAATGTATTGCTTCTCCGTATGTTCTATCTCACACTGCTCTGCATAATTCTGTGCAGCCTCTTTTAATTCATCAGGGCTCCATCCATCTTTGATTCTTGCGTTGTACTTCTTATACGCATCGCCTTTTCCAATCTTTCGTGGATATACAGACCAGAAATCTTCAAAAGTGCTGCTGTACCCTTTTTCCTTTTTCGGTGTCTCTTTAACTTCCTTGATCTCCTTCGTATCCTTAGTTTCTTCTGTGCTTTCTTCTTTAATCTCCTTTTCTATCTTCTTTTGCTTTTCTTTCTCTAGCTCCTGTTCTCTTTTTTCTGCTCTCTTCTTTCTCTTACGCTCTTTGTCTCTCTGTTTTCTTTCGACCGCATCATACCAGTTCCCTTGCCATTCTTCCCAGTCATGGATATATAAACCATCTTCCCGACATTCAATCCATTCTGTTCGGATCATTGCTTCGACTGCTTCTTCCGGATCAATATTTTTAGAAATTCCAATATTTACTACGTCTGCAATATCTTCTTTGTCAGTTCCTTCAATATATCCATATCTGTCTGCATTACTGATCCCCCACAGCCAAAACTTTACAAGCATCCCGAGGACTTCATTTTGAGAACATCTTAATTCTTTTGCTAATCTTCTAAGCTTTCCGCTTGTAACTTGTTCATGTACGCTTATCCAAGCCATAATATCCCCACCGCTTTCGTTTTAAATTCCGGCTACCAAGTCCTCGATTGAAATAGGATGTGTCAATATTCTGTTGTGTCGGCAGCAATCACATAGCTCACATCTATCTGGAAGTGATTCTTCGTTCTTTACGTCAAGCACCCTTTTTATGTGTGATGCAACAGAATTTATCGCTTCATCCAAGTAATTCTGTGTGATCTGAATAATTCGGATATCTGGTTCTTCTTCCTTTGTTGCAGCTGCAATATAAAACGGAAGTCTTTTCCCTGTGTTCTGTCTCACTATTTCCTGATAGATCGCACCCTGAATGTCGTACCCCCAGTATCTTACAAAGTCTAAGTATCCGATATCCTTTACCCATTTCAAGTCTGTGATTGATCTCATAACTTTCAGATCAACGATTGCAACATCTTTCAAGTAGCTATCCATTTTGATCTTCCACTTCGTTCCGAACAGCTCTCCTGTCATAATTACCTGTTTTGCCCCTGACATATACTTCATAAAGTATTTGTCTCTCTTGATTCTCTCAATGACTTTTTCAGCCTGTTTATAATTGCTTTTCAATTCTCCTTTTTGTGTAAAAATCTCTGAATTTTCTTTCTTAAACTGATCCAGAGTTCCTTCAAAATAGGAATCAACGTAACTACCTACCAGAAGCGGAGTCGTCTTTTTCGTTTCCCATCTGCCGTTCAACTTTTCCAACGCTTCAAACTCACACGGCATCTTTCCGTATGTTCCAGCGAAGTCTTTGAACTGGGATACAGACATATACTCTTTATTCGCCTCTTGACTGTAATAGTTCTCGCTTGTTAACTTCATACCGCTGTTCTCCTTTACTGCTGTGGGCTATCAACCTCTTCGGCTTCTGTAGACTCTTCACTCGCTTTGAATGGGTCTGTTGCTACCTCTCTTGCATCTCCGTCAATAATGTTTTTATTCGGGTCAAAGTCTGATCCATCATCAAAAGCTTGCTGCTGTTCGATGTTGTCAAAATCGAGATCAATCATCTTGCATAGTCTTCTAAGGACTGTCTTTTTGTACATTTCCCCCGGAGACTGCTTCCATGCCTTGCTGTTTGCAGCTTTGGAATACGATGTTCTTGTATGCTCAATTTCTGAAACAGACATTGTGTCATACATCATGCTTCCATCTTTATACAGCACGACTGCAAACGTACCAATGATCTTTTTATCGCTGAATGGTTCTGGTCTAAAGTTTACGATCTGATTTCCGTTCTCAATTCTTTCCTCGAAGAAGTCTCCCTCTCTTACATTCTTTGCGTAGATATCTTTGATCGGATTCTTTGAATATCTTTTCGCAAGCTTGATTTCTCCCTTATAATCCGTTTGAAAGTTAACCTTTCCACTATAAGGAATTGCATAACATTCTTTGTTAAAGAAATCCAATCCAAGGTAAGCTCCTTTTGCAAATGCAACTGCGACCGATACTGTGTCAATTCCTGAAAAATCTTTCAGATTATCTTTCATAACTGTGATGCAGTTAAGGGTAAATCTCTGTTTATTGAATCCTTCTGGAAGTGCCTGAACATTTCTCGCTAATTCGTTTTCGATTCCTACCTGAACATTTTCAAGATATTCTTTCGTTGTCATCTGTCCCATTCTTCTGTTCCTCCTATTTTTCTTTTTTCTTGTTGATCGGCATTGTAAATATTGCTAAGTCAATACCCTTTGATTTTTTCATTGCCTCGTCTAACTCTTCAGGAGAGTTAATTCCATACTCTGTGCTTAAGATCTTCTTCATTTTTTCAATATCCATCGTGATCTCCTTTCAGTACTTTCTCCCCGACAAGTCTTAGTTCACTGATTGCTAATGCCATTTCATCAAGCATTTTCAGGATTCGCCTTAATTCTGGTTTTTCATCCTCGCTTATGACTCCATCTTCTGTTATATCGACTAAGCTGTTCTTCATGTCCTTGATCTTCTTCACGTCAAATTCTTTAATCAGTCTTAATGTGATCACTTCCAAGCCTTTGATCTGTGTTGCCATTGGAATTGATTTTCCGATTGGACACTCATGCTTGCAGTATCCAGCTTTCAGTTCAGGGCAATTATAGAGATCAGCCATCAGCATTACTTTGTCCACTGGCACAACCTTTGTCGTACCCAATTCGTAATCAGCCAATGTCGATACGGACAATCCCAACAATTCGCTTGCTCCTTCTCGGCTATATAGCTTTTCGTTATACTTTGCTGCCTCTTTCCTCGCCTTAAAATAGACGTTCTCATTCGTTTTCTTACAGCCTTTTCCCATGTTACCGTCTGTCCTTTCTGGGTATACTGTACTTAGTTACATAATTACTTATTTGTGTAACGAGTAGTATCCATTTTTATGTTAAGAATGTCACTGATTTCTTGCATTACCGGCTGTGCTGACTGCCGCCCATTTAGTACAGCTGAAATGTATACTCTCGTTCTTCCAGTAAGCTGTGCAAGTTCTTCTACGCTCATATCCTTATCAATCATCGCCTTCTTTGCATCCTTGCACCATTTAGGCAAGATTCTTTTCATCGCACCTCCTCCTTTCGGGATGGTTTACAATTCTATAAATTTAATGTAAAATCGAATTGTAATTTACATTTGTATAATACTTTTCGCCACTATTTTGTATTTTCAAATGTGTTTTACTTTTGTAACATCTTTATTATAATTTAAAATTTTTAATTTGTAAATATGTAATTAAAAATTTTAAACATTTTTTTAGAAACGAGGTAACAATGGACGTAGTTGACAGATTAAATTTATTACAGGAAAATTCAGGAATGAATCAAAAAGATCTTGCTAAAGCTATTGGTCTTAGTCTCTCTATTTTTACGATATGGAACAAAGGAAATGCAAAACCGGGATTAAAGCAATTAGTAAAAGTTGCTCAATATTTCAACGTATCTCTCGATTGGCTTGTATTCGGAGATGATGCTCCTAGCAATGATCTTGAAAACGTTATTAAATTGGATTTTTCCAGTCAATCAGAAAAAGAGTTAATCGACAAATTCAGGGAACTACCAGACAGCTATCAGAAAAATGTCCTTGCATACATAGACGGAATTGCTTCCACTCTTCCAAAAACTGAATCTGACGATACTAAAAAATTATCAGTATAGAAGAATGGAAAAAGAGGAAAAATTAAATGCATACTTATATTGGTAACGAAACATTTTTGGTCAATGGATCCAAAGAATCAATTACGATCAATGATTTCTGGAGATGGGCATATTCAGATTTTACAAATAACATTAACCGCTCAGTGCTTGCTGAATTTATTGTTGCATCATCTTTGGATATCATACAAACGGATTGTGAGTCGTTCAGAGATCCGTGGAGACCTTTTGACTTGTTATATGATATGAAATATAGGGTAGAGGTAAAAGCCGCCGGATACGTCCAGTCTCATAGTGCCAAACACCCGGATCATATATCATTCAGCATTGCTCCAGCTCGTATACCGACTGAAACCGGAGAATATAAGCCGGAAGCTACATTACAAAGAAACTGTGATATATACATATTCTGCGTTTACACTGCTATGAGTGTTAGTGCAAACCCTCTCGACATGAATTTGTGGGATTTTTATGTGCTTCCGACCAAGACCATCGACAGAGAAAAGCCGAGGCAGAAAACAATTACTTTGCCATCATTACTAACATTGGATCCGATCAAATGCACATACATAGAATTAAAAGAAACTATTGATAAGATTTTAGTCGCCTGATTTTCAGACGGTTTTTTAGGAGGGATAGCCTATGAATACTTTATCTGCACTTAATATAACGCCCTCTTCTCCCCGGATGTGCCGAGTAGCAATCTATATAAGGGTGTCTACACTACAACAGGTTGATAAGGATTCTTTGCCAATGCAACGGAAGGATTTAATTGCATACTCGAAGCTGATCCTTAATACTGACGATTATGTAATCTTTGAAGATGCTGGATACAGCGGTAAAAATACAATCCGCCCAAGATATCAAGACATGATGGAACAAATAAGAACTGGAGCTTTTACTCATCTGCTCGTCTGGAAGATTGACAGGATTAGCCGTAATCTTCTTGACTTTGCTCAAATGTATCAGGAACTAAAAGAACTAAACGTTACTTTCGTCAGCAAAAACGAACAGTTCAATACTTCAACCGCTATGGGAGAAGCTATGCTTAAGATCATCCTTGTATTCGCAGAGCTTGAACGTAATATGACTTCTGAACGTGTGACTGCGACTATGATCTCTCGTGCTAATACAGGCAAATGGAATGGCGGTAGAGTTCCATACGGCTATAAATACGATCCAGAGGAAGAAGATTTCCTTATTGTTGCTAATGAATCAAACACTGTAAAACTGATCCATGACAAATACGAAGAGCTTCAATCTCTTGTATACCTTGCTCGATACATGAATGAACACGGATACAGAACACGATCAGGGAACGAATGGTCGCCTCCTTCTCTTGCTATCATATTAAAAAGCTGGTGGTACTGCGGCTGCTACGAATATAATAAGCGAAAAGCTGGTAATCGTCAGAAACTTAAGAACGAATCAGAATGGATCATGATTGAAGATCATCATATCGCAATTATTTCTTACGATCAGAAGGAAAGGGTTCTTGCAATCCTAAAAGGCAACAAAAGATTTGCTACGGAACACAACTTATATGTTAAAGGTATTCATGTTCATGTGTTCGGTGGTCTGTGCTGGTGTAAAAACTGTGGTAAGAAAATGACCTCGACCAGCTCAAACAAAAATCGTTCCTGGCAGTATTCCAAATATCTTTGTTCTACAAGACGGCGATCACTAACGAAATGCCGTGGCAGATCAATATCGGACCCAGTACTTGGAGAATTTATCTTTAATTATATCCTGAATATGCTCAACGCACAAAAAGGCTTTGATTCCATTCACAGCCCAGCCGATCTCCAAGCTGCACTCTTGACTGGAGATGCTTTTTCAGATATTAAAAGCATCGATCAGGAAGAGCTCAACGACTTATATAATATTCTTTCATCGAGTGTAGTGGGAAACATCTATGGTAGATCATTTAACGTTAATAAAGCAAAGAAAAATGATGAGGTGCAATCATCACTCACGATATTAAAAGCCGAAAAGAAAAAGCTTGATAGGGCTCTGGATCGTCTTACAAACTTATATCTGTATGATGATATGGCTATATCTGAAAAGGATTACATGACAAAGAAAACGGAAATTGAAACAAAGATCGCTGAAATTGATGAGAAAATAGGGATTGTCAATAAAAACTCCGTTGATAATTCTATCACAGACGAAGAATTTGTTGATAAAGCAAGCACCTTTATCATTACGCAAAAGCTGACTAATCGAAACTATATCAGTTATAAGCGTCTTGCCACATCGGTTGATCCTAAAATATTATATATGTTTACTCACGATGTGATTGATTATATAGACATCTACAATGGAAAGGTTCAGCGAATTGTTTTCAGAAATGGATTGTCTCAAACCTTTATCAGGTAAATAAAAAGCACCAGAAATTTTGAACTGGTGCTTTTTATTTTGTCTGCATAGTGTCCACGGACATTCCATAGGACAAAATGCAGATATTTCACGGACATTCCATAGATTTTACACGGACTGTCCAAGCAAATTACGTTTTATTTTTTATGTCAATAGCAATTTGCACTGCCTGATTGAACCCCTCTATATACCCCTGATAGTCTCTTTGATCTCCATACTCGCATATCGCCCATAACGTGTGTTTTTCATTTAGCAGCCTCCTATCATTGTTTTTCTATTTATAGCTTGTGCAAAACAGCCGAAAATGATATAATTCTTTTCAGGTAATTTCTTCCTTGGTTTACTCCTTAGGTTCCAAGTAAGAAGGAATTACAATCAGAATGCAAGCTTCATACCCTTGTATTCTCTAGTTAACTGTGTGTGGCAGTCACTTTGTTGTCGTGGCTGCCATTTTTATTGCATCAAAAAAAGATCTGGGCTCAAAACCCAGATCTTTTTTCTTTTACCTAAATTTGATTATTTGATTATTAACATTACATTTGTAAACTTTTGGTTTAAATTATTAGCATAGCATCCCCGAAAGAAAAGAATCTGTATCTTTCTTTTACTGCGATATTATAAGCATTTAAAATATGTTCTCTTCCTGCGAGTGCAGAAACTAACATTAATAATGTAGATTCTGGCAG